TCTTTTGAAATTTTACTATGAGTATTTTGTTGTTGCCTTTGCTCATCATAAAATACTCAGGCAATAAACTTGTTATAGCTAAATTTCCTATATAATTAATTTCAATAGCACTATAGTTTATATCTGTATCTATAAATACTTTAGATTCAGTTATGTTAATTCTTCCTGTGTATATTTTTTCTTCAAGCATATATTTCTACTAATTGTAATATTTTTGTTATATCTATTAAATTTGTATTAGGTTCTATAATTGAGCCTGTAATTAAATTTACATTATTAATTCTTTCTAATTCTGCACCTGTTAATAATTCTTCACCACTAATATGGTTTATAAGTTTAATTATATCAACTACATTAATAACACTATCACCTGATATGTCACCATAAGGTATTTCTATATTATTGTGTACATTTGCTAAAGGATTAAAATTCCAATTAGGCAATGGTTGTTCTGTAGTTGTTCTGTATATGGTATTAAATTGATTCATATTGCCTATTATTTCATAATCTGTTCCAAATCCATGATTACCATCAGTTCCAAGATAATGTAATTGATATGCTTTTATGCTTACATTAGTAGCTGAAACATTAGTTTCCATTACCATCCATAAGGGATATATTGCCTGACCATTAAGGTAGCTAACTTTACTGTAATCCATTCCATATGCTAGTTCATTGTTTAAGAGAGGTATATGGATAACTGAACCTGTTGTAATATCAATATAAGACAAAGGTAATGTCATATTGATAACATTATGAACATTACAATTGTTGAGTAACTTATAGAGTTGGAAGTTTTTTACAGTATTTGTATCTGTGTGGTATCTTAATTCAATGTTTTTGTGTGTGTCATTAGAATCAAGATTGTAGTAGTTATAGCCATCATAATCAGGCAATACATCTTCTATTTTTATAGTATCTGTTTGCATATTATAATTCTTTGTTCCATTGTCATATCTATATAACATTTTACAAGATGTAATAATATCTTCTCTTTTTGTTTTTTCAATATTGTATTTTATAACATCTTTATTATCTATAATTTTATTTATATCATCTTCTGTATATTTTTCTTTAATAGTAATTAAGCCAAACTTACCATTAGAATTAAATTTAGGATAACTTTTAGATTCTCTTAGTATTTTTTCAATTAATTCTTTGGCATCTATTTTTTCATTTATAGCAAATCCCATTTTGAAATCTTTGTGTTCATTTCTTGATTCTATAATTGAATCTAAATCAAATTTATCATAATCAGGTGCTATATTTGATTCAGTAGCTACATCTTGATTGCCTACCCTTCTACCATATCCTAATTCATAAGTTAAAATATTCATTATTATATCTGATGGTTTTACTATAATTCCATCTGTAGTTAAACCTGTTTCTAAGTTTTGCATTATTTCATTATGTGTATATATTAAATTTTCTTCTAACATAAATAAGTGCTGTGTAGAATCTTCTATTGCACTCCATTGATATAATAGTGGGTTAGTTGCTGTAGGTGATGTATTAAAAACATCAGCAAGAACATCAAGTTTTAATCTGTTATAAATTGCTGTATTTATTTCATATATAGTTTCATCTAAATATAAAGAAAAATTATTTATATAATCTTCTCTATTTTGTATGTTAAAATCCCAGCTATGTGTAAAATTTATATCTTGTGTAAAATCTATATCTGCAAGATGTATATCCCCAAGAAAATTTCCCAAGAGTGGATTAATATTCCAGTCTAAGTTTACATAAGATAATTTAAATTCATATTCCATATTAATATTTGTTTGATATATATATTCATATAATCTTTTAAAAATTGACCTTAAAAAGCTTTCTGAATATAAGCTGTTATATGACAGCTCTACTAAATCTTGATATTCTAATAAATGAGGTCTTACATTATCATCATTATATAAAGCTTCTAATAAAGATTTAGACATTTGATGTATTACATAAGGAAAGTTTTGAAATAAAAAATAGCTCTTAAATACTGCTGAATTATCTACATCAGAAGTATAATTATTTAGCCAACTGCCTTCTAAATTACTATCATTAATAACAGTTTGATAAAAAGCATTAAAAACTAATTCAAAGTCAGGAGGTGGATTGTCTAATCCATTTATTATAGTTTCCAAATCAGGAACAATTACTTCATGTTCATATGGGTCTGATTCCATTTGTCCTGTATAATAATAACTGTTTCTACCTATTATTGATGCAAATATTTCTTCATCTCTTACATTTGGAACATGAACAGATTGCAAAAACCCTACATTGTCTATTTTTAATCTTTGCTGGTATGATTTATTTTGACTATACCATTTTTTAGGGTAATATTCAAATATAGCTATATAATCATGAATACTTGCATTTTCACCCAATTTTCTTTCTACACTTCCTGAATCACCATAATACAATCCTTGTATTTTAAACCATTGTGAATCACCTTGAAATCCAAAATAGTTGCTAAACTGATATATAGGTGAATTTTTTGACACCTTTAAGGGTGAATTAATATAAGTATCCCAATCAGGAGCAAATTGGTTAGTATAATGCCCTACACCATTATTTAAACCATCTTCTGTTTCTATTAATAAATTATTAATTAAATTTTTATACCAACTACTATTATCATTGTCATCTATATTTGCTATTATTTCAGGCACTCTTTCTTTCCATATTTCTGTAGCTATAGGAGCAACAAAAAACCCTGTATAATTAGTTTCATTATGTAAAGTTGAACTATTAGGTGTAGAATTATCATTTGATTGCAATAAAATGCTATCTGATGCTAAAAATGTATTTCCAATATATTCACCATCTATTTCTATGTTTCTTAATCTTTTGTTAGTTCCTTTTTCTAGTTTTAATATAATCCATCTGCCCTCTGCTGGTATATTGTTTGTGCTATTCCAATCTGCTAAACCTGTATCAAATGAGCTTACTGAGCTGGGTGCATAATTATATATATTGTCATCTACTCTATACCATTTTTTTTCATTACCAGCATTGTTATTTATATATTCTATGTTTTCAAAATCATGTGCAGATGTTTCTTCTACTGTAGTTTGTTTTATATCTATAATTGAGCCAATACCAGCATTTACAGATTCTACCTGTCTTTGTGATAAAGCATGGACATCCCACAAACCAAAGCCTGATAATTCTTCTTGTAATTCAGGAAGCAAATAATTTTCTGTTGTTCCAAATTCATTAGTAACCCTAGCTTGTGAATATCTAAAATTTTGATAATTAATAGTATTTTTTGCATGATTCCAAATTAAATAATCATCACCATCTTTTATATATAAATAGTAGTTATTATCAATAGGTAAATTAAGTTTAGATACAGCTGGTATTTTAAAAGTTTTATAAGTGCTTGTTGTTGGGTGCATATCAAATAATATGTTTAAAGTTCTATCTGTATAGCTTGATATATAAGGCAAAGTAGGTGCTTTATCTACTTTACCAAACACCATAGGAATTGTTATTTTATCATCCTTGTAAGATTCTAATATATTTTCTCTAATGTCTTGTTCTAATTTATCCTGTGACATATAAGGAATCTTTTTTTCTTTTATAGAAAGCTGTGTAGAATCTTCAGCAATTATAGATAATAATTTTGCATTGTTTTTAATTCTATTTATTTCTCCTACATACATTAATGCACAATCATAATCAGTTTCTGCTTCATTTATATTTATATTGTTTGTTGTTGGTGATTTATAAAACAAATATAGCTTTTTACCTGTTAAATCATTAACATCAGTAAATCTGTCTCTTACATCATAATAGTTGTATATTTCACATCTTAATGTATTTATTTGTAGATTTCTACTTTCATAATCAGTTGCAATTCTAACAGTAGATAATGATTGTATTATAGGTTTAGTAGTAAGTTCATTTAAATCAACTTTATGTGTAGATAATGTATGCAATATATTATCTTCTTTATCAGTAATTACTACAATAGGAATTAAATCAACATCTCTTGATAATATATCTTTCTTAAAATGTTTAGAAATATTAAGCAATACTTCCACCCCTTCTTAATCCCTCTTTTATAGATGGAATTATTTGTTCTTCTACAAATGAATCATGTAAAACATTGCCACTTATATTTAAAGTTATTCCTGATGTTCCACCTTCTAAATTAACATCTTCTAATGGTGTAACTTGCACTCTTTCTCTATTTGATTCTCCAACCATTAATAATTCAGGCTGTTCTGCTATATAGTCAGCACCTGTTGCAGCCATTCTTATTCCAGCTTTTGAAAATGCTTTATTTATTAACTTATCAGCACCAGCAGCTGCTACCAAATTAAGAGGAAATGGAACACCTGACATTATTTTTGCTATTAATCCAGCCTTTGCTTCTGATAAAGCCATGTGTATATTAGCTATAGCTGTTTCATGTGAAGCTTCTATTCCAGCTGCATGTTGTTCTGCTGTTATTTCCATTAGCATTTGTTGCAATGTTATTTTTTTGTTTATAACCTCATTAATTCTATTTCTAGCATCATATTCTTTTTCTAATGGCTCTATAGGGTCAAAAGCACCATCTAATAAATTCATCTCTCTTTTTTGTGCTAAACTCCCTTCTTCAAGTTTTGTGTTTTTTTCTATTTGTTTTTCTAGAAACTCATTTTTTAACCTTAATGCTTCTATTTCCTCACCTAATAGCTTATATTCACCTAAAATTCCAACTAATCCCATCTTTGTATTTTCATTCATGTTTATCATATCCATTGATGATTGAATATTACTATTCCAATACAAACCAGCTACTCCTAATAAACCTAGATACATATTTGTCATTTGGTCAAAAGCATTATTAACTGCTGCTTCTGTTACATCCCAAGCATCTATATTATTCATAATTGCATCTCTCATGTTTAGCATGGTCATTTCTGTTTGCTTTTCAACACTTCCTTCTGCATCTTCCAAACTAACAAAACTATCAGTAATTATTTTAGCAGCATCAGAACCTGTTATTCCTAAATGTTCAAGTTGTATTGACATAGCATCATATAGTTTTGTATTTAACATCATTTGCTTTTCTTCCAACTCTAGCATTTCATTTTGCCCTTTATCTAGCTTATGTTTTTGGATTTGCAAACCTAAACTATTTTCAAATTCTTCATTATAATTTTCTAATAAAAATAACAATATTTTTGCCAAATCCTGAGA